GTCCGTCCGGGGTAAGTTCCTTAAGTCATTAGGATGGACAACTCAAAAGACATACAAGATTGATGATGTAGGACAGAAGATAAACGGTTGTCACTTCCTTAGAGGTGAAAGCACTTATCTCATTCATGCCGGAACAAAACTCTATAACGGTGACACGGTTGTTTATTCAGGAATGAATGATGCACGTTCAATGTCATGGGAGTTTGATAAGAAACTCTACATTGTTGACGGAAAGCAGATGATAGTCGTTTCAAAGAACAGTTCTGCCTATTCCGCTTCAACCGTTGAAAGCGTGGCATATATTCCTACGTTAACAATTTCAAAAGACCCTTCTGGTGGCGGTACGGCTTACGAAGATTTAAACCTTTTACAGCCAGGCTTCACCGAACAGTTCTTAGGACAAGCGGGCGTAACGGATTACAGTTTATCTTTCGGTGGCTTGGATGCTACCCCCGTTACGGCACAAGTCTTATCTGCTCAGGGTGAGTGGGTAGACAAAGAGGAAAACGTTGACTTTACGGTTGACCGTTCTTCGGGAACAGTTTCTTTTAACTCTCCCCCCGGCATTTCCCCCGTAACAGGCGAAGATAACGTAAAGATTACGGCGTACAGAACGGTAAGCGGATACGCTTCTAAAGTTAATAAGTGCAAGATTGGAGTATTGTATGGAGCAAACGGTGGCAATGACAGATTGTTCTTAACCGGCAATCCCGACTTTATCAATTACGATTGGTATTCCGAATCCTATATGCCGACTTATTTCCCTGATACAAACTATTCCAAACTTGGTTCCGATGCTTCAGCGATTATCGGTTATTCCAAAATCGGTAACTACCTTGCAACACACAAAGACGATTTTGAACGCGACCAAAACATCATCTTGCGTGGAAGTGCCACCATAGAAGACAAGGCCGTGTTCAGGATTATGAACGCCTTACAAGGTTGCGGAGCATTGGCACCTTACTCGTTTGGTTACATTTCCAACGAGCCGTTGTTCCTTACAACGCAAGGTATATTTGCCGTTACCGCACAGGATGTGACCGGCGATAAGTATTCGCAGAATCGAAGTTTCTACTTAAACGGCAAGTTGCTTAATGAATCTCATCTGGAAAACGCATACGCAGTTGTCTACAAGGATATGTACATTCTTGCAGTCAACGGCGTTTTGTACATTCTTGACGGATTACAGTCAGTTATGTCCGATAAATCCTTACCTTATGCGACAAGACAGTTCTGCGGATTCTACCGCACGAATGTGCCCGCTAACTGTATGTGGGTTTACGATGAAGCATTATGGTTTGGTTCCTTAGACGGTAAAGTTTGCAAGTTTGCTACGGATGAAGATTCGTTAACAAGTTACACCGATGACGGAGATCCTATTGAAGCAATTTGGGAAACGCCCGACATAGAAGGAAAACTTTTCTATAAAAACAAGACACTTCGTTATATCGCGGTTCGATTGGATTCAGCTTTGAAGACGTCAATCAAGGTATACACAAAGGGACGTGAAGATTGGGAACTCGTCAAAGAGGATTCATCAAACGGTGACACCTTTGACTTTGGCGATATTGACTTTGGCAACTTTGCTTTTGGCGGCGATATGTCGCAGATGATTTCCACAGTCAAAACAAAGGTTAAGAAAGTTGATAAGTTCCAAATTAAGTTTGTAAACAGCGAAAACGAAATGCCGTTTGGATTGTTTGAAGTAGGATTTGAGTTTGTCGAGAACGGCAACTTTAAGCCGTAAAGGAGAGAGATATGAGTTTAACAAAAATCGAAGCATCAGATTTAACCAATAAAGGTGTTACGGGCCTTCCTCAAAAGCCTGGTCTTTCGTATTCACAGATGCAGGCAAAGTTTGATGAGCTTGTCCGTGATGTAGTCGTAGAGAAGTTCAATGCTCTTTCCGGCGAACTTGATGTAATTGTTGGAAACGTTACTGAGGTAACTGTTCCCACAACGGCATGGGCATCAAACACACACGAAACCTACACAAAGAAAGCGGTAATTGAAACCGACAAGTTCTCCGATGACTTTATTCCCGTAGCGGTAGACTTGATTCCTTCGGATGGTTCCGCGTTCTTTAGTGACGGAGAAACAACCGCTATGAGCCTTCTTAATCAGAACGTGGAGTTTAGTTCTGAAGCGGTAACGTTCTACGCAAAAGGAACACCTTCAACGAACTTAAAGTTCAGAATCAGAGGCGGTGATGAATAATGTCGGTAGCACCTATTAGAACGCTTAAACGAAGTGTTGGTGGAGCAAAAATTACATATTATGACGGAAGCACCGAACTTGGATTTGAGTATGTTGCAGAAGGACAAGACGTATTACATCCTTCCGTAACAGTTCCGACAAAGAGCAATAAGACTTTTATCGGTTGGGGTACTACCACATCGGAAAGCACATGGGTAGGTGAGTTGACCGCCACAGGACAACCGATGAACCTTTACGCGCTTTACCTTGACAACACCGTGACCGTTATTTCAAGTAACGTGATTCGTGTATCGGGTTACACTTCTGGTTCGATAAAGGTATCGGTAACGGCTACATGGAACACTCAATCGCAATCGAGAACATTTACCTTAAACAAAGGCAGATACGAAACGGCAACGGCTGTATTGCAAGGCAACTTTAGTGCTTACACAGTCGGTACGGCTATGCCTAAAGGCATTTTTAAATTTGGCGGTGCGACCATTTTTGAACCGATTGGTAGCGAAACAACGGGTTCAGCAACAAGAACGCTTAATAATGGCCCACATACTATGTATGTTGAAGCAACGGCCTATGGTGATTACTCACAGTATGGCGAAGGTTTAATAAAAAGTTTGGTTTTATCTAATCCCACGGCATGGACTTAGAAAGGAGATAATGAAGTCATGAAACAGTTAACAGCGGTAGGTGCGGCGGTATACACAGCCGTAGGTACAATTGGTGGAGCAATCGTTTATTTGATAGGCGGTTGGGACACGGCATTACAGACACTTGTTACCTTTATGTTGGTTGATTACATTACGGGAGTAATGCTTGCGATTCTCAACAAGTCAAAGAAATCGCCTAAAGGTGGCTTGAGTTCTGAAGCAGGGTTGAAGGGTATCTTTAAAAAAGCGGGTATGCTTCTTGTTGTAATTGTAGCTAACAGAATCGGCGTTATGGCCGGTTCCGACACAATCAGAAATATCTGCGTGATTATCTTGGTTGCGAATGAAGGCTTATCAATTATAGAGAATCTTGGAACAATGGGCGTTCCCGTTCCGAAACCATTAATCAAGTTCATCGAAGCGTTAAAGCAGAACGATGACAAGTATACGGAAGAACCTATTTCCGATGAGGAAAACCAACATGAAGAAAGTGAGGAAGTGGATACTTAAAGCAAGATTCTACGCAAACAGAATTATCAGAAAGACACTTGACACTTTGGAATACTTAGAATTGTTTTGGTGAAAGGAGCAATTATGCACGTTGTATTACCTACACTTGACCCAACAAGGGGTGGAACAATTACCCCGCCTAAATCTCAGGGCGGTGGTGGAAGTCATAACAGCGGTGGCGGTGGAAACCACGGTGGCGGTGGAAAGTCGCGCGGTGGAAACTCCGTAGAAGAACCGAAAAAAGAAGAAAAGAAATGACTTCGTATAAGCCCCTATACGCAAATTAACTACTCAATGGCATAAATTATCAAACGTTTAAAACACCCCTGAAATCTACCGACTACGGAAGCGACAGGGGTGTTTCCTATTAGGAGAGAAGACTATGACGTTCAGCCCTTTGGTTAATCAAATTAAAATTTCTCCAAACAAGCATCTGCGAAAAGACACCATCGACACAATCACAATTCATTGTTATGTCGGTCAGGTAACGCTTGAACGAGGATTGGAAGGTTTTGCAAATCCTTCACGAAACGCATCATGTAACTACTTAATTGCATATGACGGACAAATCGGTGGATGCGTTCCCGAAGAATATCGTTCTTGGTGTACGGGAACTGGCAACGCAAAAGGTAGCAACGACCACAGAGCGGTTACGATTGAGGTTGCTTCCGACAACAAGCATCCTTACAAGATTACCGATGAAGCGTTTGAATCCTTGATTAACTTGGTTGCAGATATTTGCAAACGAAACAATATCAGAATGTTGCTTTGGAAAGGTGACAAGTCCCTAATCGGTCAGGTAGACAAGCAGAATATTTCTTGCCACCGATGGTTCCAAAACAAGAGTTGCCCGGGCGATTATATCTATGAACGCCTTTCCTTGATTGCGGAAAAAGTTAACCAACTCTTAGGCGTAGCAGAAGCACCGAAAGACAACACGATGATGATGTACCACACCGTCCGCAAAAACGAATCGATGGCGAAGATAGCAGACCTTTATGGTGTTCCTTTGTACGCGGTAATCAAGGCAAATCCTCAGTACAAGAATCCTTCGCTTATTCATATCGGTGACATCATTAATGTTCCCGTGGATTCGGAGAACGTACCTAAGACTTACACGGTTATTAGTGGCGATACACTTTCGGGCATCGGCAAAAAGACGGGTATTGATTGGCACAGAATTGCTGAACTCAATAACATAAAGTTCCCTTACATAATCCGCAAGGGACAAGTTCTTAAATTAAAGTAAAGGAGAATCAAGATGGCTATTGTAAGCAACTACGACAACAAAAAGAAAAACGCCGCCACAATAACTTACACGGCAAACCGTGACGCATCAGGCAAGGTAACTAATTATGGAGATGGCAGATTTGCCAATCAGATTACGCCTACAACACAGACCTATTTCACGGGAGCAGCACTTGACGGAAGCGGCACAATGCAAAACAACGGAAATGGTAAATTTGCCGCAACAATAGATATGAGCAAAGGAAACGCTACACCTTCGCAAATTACACTTGCAAATGGCGTTTCAGTTCCAATAACTAAAACTTCGCTAAATACTACAAGCGGTGGTGGCGATGTTGCAGTTCAGGCGGCCCCCGCTGTTGCGAGCGATCCTTATGCAAGCATTTATTCTCTTTACGACCAGATGAGAGCTTCTAACGAAGATGCCCTTGCGAAGCAAAGACAGGCAAGGCTTAACGCGCTTCAAGCAAACTACAACAACGCTAAGAGCAAACTTGACAGTTCATTTAATTCTGGCGAAACAGAACTTAATCAGAACGCGGACCGTGATTTAAGAGAAGCGTACATCGCAAACAAACTCAATCAGCGCGACATGGCACAGTACCTTGCCGGTCAGGGCGTAACAGGCGGCGCGGCAGAATCCATTCTTGCCAACCTTTACAACACTTACGGAAACAACCGTAATGCTATTGAGAACAACAGAGCAGATAACCTTCGTGCTTTGCTTGCTAACTATCAGGGTACTCTTGGTGACATTGAGAACTCTTACCTTAGCGGTATGGCTGATGCCGATTCTGATTATGCAAGTGCTATTAATAATGCTATGCAGAGTTACTATTCTAACCTTGCTGACTTGCAGAAACAGAACATTGCAAATCAGTACAAGACCGCACTCGGAAAGAGCGGTACTTCTTCAAGCACAAAGTCATCTTCTGATGCTGAAGCACAGGCACAGCAGAAGGCCGATGAGAAGAAGAGAAGTTCTCTTGTTAGCACAATGTCTAAGTACAGAAACGACTACGACACACTTGCATTGTATGCCAAAGAAAACGGCATAGACGTTAATACACCCGAAGGAAGAGATATGTTCTTTGCCGCAGGCGTTAACCCCGATGCGTTTATAGAAGCACAGAACAAAGTAGTATCTAACGATGTAAAGAACGCAGTTATGAACGAACTTGACCGAGTTACCAGAGCGGCATGGAGTAATAACACTCCTGATGAAACAAGAAATAACATGATTTACAACACCATGTTAAGACTTGTAAGCCAGTACGGACTTACCGATGAACAGGCGAAAGCATTACTTGCAGAAGCTGGATACTAAGAAAGGAGCCAATCATGGCAAAACTTTCAGAAACATTTACAAGCAAGGGCGGTTCTTATACCGCCCCTTCTTCTAATAAATCAAGCGGAAAACTGTCTGAAACGTTTTCTTCGAATCCTTCAAACTTTCAGATTCCCACACTTAAAAAAGTACAAGAGGTAGTGGTTGCGCCTTCGGAACCTGTTATGCCTTCCGTATCAGCACAGCCGACTCAGTCAAGCGGTGGCTTCTTTGATACCATTAAGAATTTGTTTACGGGGACCATACCCAAAGTTTCGACAGGTGTTGGCGTTACCAATTCAGCTTCTTTGATGGATAAAATATCTACCAACGCTAATAACAAGAAGTACCAACAAGTTCTCCGCAACAACGAACTTGCTTCTTTTGATGCTAATGATAAATCTGCTGTTGTGTTTACCGGCAAGAACGGAAATAACATTACAAGAGATAAGATTAATCTTTGGTTACAGCCTGACTATCAGTTGTCTAAAGACGAGAAGAAGCAGATTAAAGAGCTGATTAACGAAACTACCAACGTTAAGAATTATCAGAAGTATTTTGGCAACGTTGCCGATGCTAATCAGTTGTATCAGGACATTAGCAGACTTGAACTTCGCACAAAGGGTGCTTTGGGTTACGGTGTTGCTGAAGCAATACCTGGATTCAAGACCGCAGAAAGTGTAGCCGCAAGTGCGCTTGACAAAGCAAACGGAAACACAAGTGTTTCTGATAAGTTTAAAGCGGACCAAGAAGCAACCGCAAATACAACCGCTTATAAAGTCGGTAAGGCAGGCTCCAAGATGCTTCAGTATTACGGCCTTAATCAGAGCGGAGTGCTTAACCCTATAAACTCCAAACTTAGCGGTATTCTTGTACCTATGTTGGGTGAAAAGGCGGGCGGTCGTGTTGCCAACATTCTTTCCGATGAAGTGGCAGATGTTATTCTTGATACCATTCCCGAAGTTGGTGACAACATTCGTTCCGGCATGAGTGCGAGTGAAGTGGCAGACAAAGCCATTGATAACCTTAAACTCAACCTTCTTTATAATGTAGGCGGTGAGTTTGCACCTGATGTTATCAAAGCGATCGGCAACAAGGTTTTCAAGAAAACGGTTGAAGAAGCGGTTACCGATGCGACAAAGACTTTAGCAAATGAAGCCGCAGATGCTACCAAGATTGCCAACAGAGAAGTTGCTGAAAGCGTTGCTAAAAACGTTGAACTTCCAAAACTTGCTGACGAGGTATCATCCGTTGCTAAAAACACAGAAATTCCAACCGCTAAGGAACCCTTAGTAGTTGAACCCAAGACAGAACTTCCTACGGTCACCCAGAAAGGTACACCGCTTATTGGCAATCAGAAGTTGGATTCTCTTACCAATGATGTTGGTGTAAAGCCTACCAAAGAAATTCCTAACGTTGCGACTGAACAAACAGTTCCTTCGACACGCACATCAAAGGTATTCTCTAACACGCTTACAAATAACAACCTTGCCGACTTGAAGAACGAGGTTGATTTGTTAGCGGCACAGTACACACCTCACGTTAACAAAGAAATCCTTGCCGGTGCATACAAAGATGTTACTGAAAATGGCGATGCTTTGTTAAAGGAATACTTGTCAGATGCAAGAACCGTTGCTTCAGATACCGATGTTGATCGCGCAATGCTTTTGTTACATGACTTGGACGATAAGATAAAGGCCGCAACTGAACTTGGAAATGCTGAAGAAGCTGATGCATTAAAAGTACAGTTTGATTCATTGAGAAGAAAACTCCGCTATGGTGGTACAACAGGTGGTCAGACAGTTCAGGCTTTTGCTAAGTGGAACAAGACGGCTGACGGTGCTGTTATCGGTGCTGAAAAAGCGATGGATAACGTTGCTAAAAAGTGGGCCAAGAAGAACACTAAAGAAGCCAAAGCAATCCAAAACGTTGTTGACGGTCTTGTTGGCAAGACTTCTGGCAGACTTGATAAAGCACTTGAAGGCATGGGATTTGATGGAACAATTATTAAAGAGAACGTTCCTGTTACCCGTGAAATGATTGAAGAACGTGTTCGCAACAGCCTTCTTAAAGAGTTTTCATCGGTTGAAAATAACTTTAATGAACAAGATGTTAAGTATCTTGCTTCTCTTATTGAAGCCAAGACACCTGTTGAAACAATTACAGATGAACTTGAACACAGACTTAAACACGGCAAGTGGTATTCCCTTGACGAGAGTACACCCATTAAGGTTGATAAGAGTGCAAGACTTCAGAAGATTCTTGACAGCATGGGCAACAAGCGGAAAGAAATTGCTGAAGCCGTTGAGAAGAATCCAGGTCAGATTCGCAGAGAAATCGAGAACACTTTTGGTGACGAGTTTGCAAGCGTATTTGACGATTTATCTGAAAAGGATATGGATTTCATAGTTGACATGATGATGGATAAGCGCATTGACGATTCGCTTCTTCGTGATGAGTTAGAGCATTATCTCAAGCATGGTTCATTCTTTGAAATTGATAATAGTTTCTTTGAGAAACCCGCAAAGGTTGTTACCAATAAGAAACTCGATTCAATTCTTGCCAACATCGGAAAAACTAAAGATGATATGGCAAAGGCTGTTGAACCTAAGTCATTTGAACAACTCCGTGAGGAAATTGTTAACTCTCTTGATAAGGAAAGCATCAGCGTATTTGATGACATGACTGAAGCAGAGAAAGATTTTCTTACTTCTCTTTTTGCTGACGGAAACATTAGCAAGGATCTTATTCAAGACGAGATTGAGCATAAACTTAAATACGGTAAGTTCTTTACTATCGATGAATCGATTGCAACCAAACAGGCTGAGAATACTCGACTTAAGAATATTCTTTCTAATATGATGAAGCCTGAAGAGCAAGTGGTTGAGAAAGTTCCGTTAACATTCAACGAACTTAAAGCTCAAGTCAAGGAAACTTTTGACAAAGAACTTGCAAGTGTTGCCAAACTCAATGACGATGATGTTAACTATGTTGCAAACATGATGCAGAACGGTTCTTCTTCAAAGGAAATTACCGAAGCACTTCAGAGCAGAATCGCCAATGGTGCTTGGAATGTGTCTGACGATACCGTTAAGAAGGTTAACGAGTTATACGAAACAGCACGCACCCTTGAACCTGGAAGCAAGGCAAGAGTAGACATTGAATCTCAGATTTGGGAAACCCTTGCAGATGACATCTACAAAAATGGTGGAAATTTTGAAAACAAGTTTGATGCCATCCGTTATATGGCTATGCTTGGTAACCTTAAGACTCAGGTGAAGAACATTGTTTCCACAGCCGAGATGCACGCGGTTGACGGCTTTTCAAACAACCTTGCCGCTATCATTGAATCAAGTGTTAACAAAGCACGCAAAGGACTTGGCTTAGAAGAGTTCGAAAGAACCAAAGCGGTTATAAACCCCGCCGCCAAAGCAGACCAAAAACTTTTAAAGGCGGGCCTTGAAGATGCTGAAGCAAAGAGTTGGGCAGAGTTGACCGGTAACGGCAGATGGGGCAACGGCAAGAAAGAAATCGAGAAAGCACAGAAGATATTCAAGTCTAATGGCATGAATAAACTTCAGGATGTTTCCACAAGCGGCCTTGAAAAAGCCGATGATTGGTTCTTAAAGCAAAAGTATTCCACCGCCCTTGCGGGATACCTTAAGGGTAACGGGGCCGATGCTTCCGTATTTGATGCTGAGTATCTTTATAAGATTGCAAAAGACAAAGGATACAGTCAAGAAGTCTTGGATAACCTTAAGAAGCAGATGGATCTTTTGGACAGAGCAAGAGCATACGCAATCAAGAAAGCACAGTACGCTACGTTCCACGCAGATAGCAAACTTGCGGATATTATTTCTCAAACAAAGAGAAATCTTAAAAACAGCGAAAGCGCGGGAGCAAGATTTGTCGGTAAGATGGCAGAAGGTTTTATTCCTTTTGTTAAGACACCCGTAAACGTGCTTAAGAACACGATTGATTTTTCTCCCAAAAGTTTTTATACCGCTATCGCAGACTTCAGAAGAGGTGATATTGCTGAAGGTATTGATGCTCTTTCAAAAGGTTGCACAGGACTTGGCTTAATCTATGCCGGATATAAACTTGCCGATGCGGGAATCATCAGAGGCAAGCAGAGCGATTACGACAAGGCAAAAGGCTACCAGGATTACAGTTTGAATGTTCTTGGACACAGCTTTAACATAGCAGATATTACAAGTGGTAATGCGGGATTCCTTGTTGGTGTGGCTTTACACGACACCCTTGATAAGAAGGGATTGGATTTCGAAGACTTTGTAAATGCCATCGAAAAAGGAAACCTTGCTGAAGCGGCAAACATGATTCCGATTAATGAGGTGGCGAACTCACTTTCAAGTGCGGTTGAACCTATCTCTGAAACTTCAATGTTAACGGGTGTTACAAACCTTATTAATTCAGTTCGGTATGCAGAAAACGGCAACATTATTCCCGCTGTTATGGGAACAATGGCAACAAACTATCTTACTCAGACAGTACCTACCGTTCTTGGACAAGCCGCAAGAAGTATAGACAACACGCGCCGTACTACTTATTCTGCGAACAGCGGTCTTACAGGTGCCATTGAGAAGAACGTGAACAAGATTGAAAACAAGATTCCGTTCTTGTCAAAGAATAACGAACCCTACATTGATATGTGGGGCCGCGAGCAGGCTAACAGTCCGACCGACAATCCTTTAATCCGCACCGCTTATCAATTCGCTTTCCCCGCTTATGCCGGAAAGATTAATGAAAGCGATCCTGTGCTTAAGGAACTCGACCGAATCGGTGCAAAGAGTGACATTAGCATTGATGACATCACTCCTGGCGGTTTCTCCAAGAAGATTGATGGTCAGGCGTTGACACCAGAAGAATACACAAAGTATTCGAAGACAGTTGGACAGGCAAGGTACAATGCAATTAAGATGGCTATGAACAAAATATCTTACCGCAGACTTACCGATACAGAAAAAGTCGAAGTCATCAAAGAGATTTACAACCTTGCAAATTACATAGGTAAGAACGAGATAACCGGCAACGGAGCAAACGAAAAGAACGCGGCCTACAAGAAGTATTACAACGAAGGCCATACAAGTTTGAGCAACGCGGTTGACTACCTTATCTCTAAACACCAAAAAGAAATACCTACACTCAAATAAAAATTGGGGAGCTTCGGCTCCCCTTTTTTTCGTGTCAAAATTCGTGTCAAAAAATTTTACAACGATACCTTGTAAGCCACAACTTTACGTTGTAATTTTAGAAACAAAAAACCCCGTATTCAAAGGCTTTAAACCTTGTAAATACGGGATTTATTGGACTTTTTTATGAGAGCTGATGACGGGAATCGGAAAATTGAGCAATACCCTTAAACACCGCTGTTTATAAGGCTTTCCAAAAATTCGTGTCAAAATTGTGTCAAACGACCATCAGAACATTTCCGAAACTTTCTTTTCTATATTCTTTTGAACACGCAAGGTTTCCTGTTCAATCTCATGCCGGTATACTCGTTTCAATGTCGTATCGGTTCGATGACCAATGGACTTGATAATGTATACATCAGGTATACCCATCGCATGACACATACTCACATAATAATGTCTGAAGGCGTGGAGTTTGAACCGAGGAACCCCGACCGCATCTTGTGCCTTATGCAGATAGCGGAGAATGTTCCCTGGGAATCCTTCATAGACACATCCACGCTTCTTTATTTCATTCGCAAGTTCTTTTCCAATACGAACCGTTCGCACTCCCGATTCTGTCTTGGTAGTCTTAACTTGGTATGTCCCGTCTTCGGTAACGGCAATCGCTTTATCAATCACAACACAATCATCTTTAACTGAATCTGCCGTGATGGCAAGTAGCTCTCCCTTGCGGAAACCAAAACAAGCCATCTTTAATGCAAGCTCATAGTCAGAGCCTTTAGCATAGTTTAAAACTTTCTCAATATCTTCCTTTGAAGGGATGTATTCTTCGTGCGGTATGTTTTGCGGAAGTTTTGTTTTCAGTCTTAAGTCGGGAGAGTACATCGACAGTACCACAGCAATAAAGCCAGATGCGTTCTTGACCGACTTGGGACTTCTTGTTGCCGCGTAGTCGTTGATTTCTCTTTGAACATCAATAGCGGTTATCGTGTCAACCTTCTTTGACTTGAAACCATCGGACAAGTTCTTGAGAATCGATTGGTAGTTCTTTATTGTAGTTGTGGACAAGACATTCTTTTTGGATTGCATATACTCTTGAGCCGCAACAGTAAAGGTAAACTCATGGTTGGCATTGGCATATACATTCCGGCGTTCTAATTCTTGTTGAATCTCTTTCTGTGTCGGCTTCTTGTCAAACGTCATAGAGATAGTTCGACCATTAATCATCTTGCGAACACGAAAAGAGCCGCTTGGTAGTCTTTCTATATTCATGCGTTCTCCATTTCCGCACGTTTACGACAAGGACAATCAAGAATCTGTGTTAGCATCTGTTGATGAAGTTTGTCTTTTTCAAACACCGCTTCAAGCAACATATCCATGCGTTTATCTTTCAAAGATACTTGGCCTTTAAGAAAGTCAATACGCCTGTTGGCAAGTTCGCGTTCCTTCTCCAATTTCTCATGCGACTTAATCTTTTCCTTGTCGAGTGCTGTTTCAAGACCTTTGACTTGTTTTTCAAGTTCCTCAATCCTTTGTATCTTATATCGAAGCAACGACTTTAACGCTTGCACATCCATCGTGTCATCATCTTCGATTGTTTCCATATCGAGTAATGCTTTAGCGATAGGTCGGATTGTGTTTTCGTAGTCAAAGTTTGTGTCTTCAGAACCTTCTGCAAAGATTCTTGACAAAGTAGACTTCGATAAAAAGTCATCGTTCTTTTCCATGAGCGCAAGGATGTCATTGTAAGACAGTTCCTTTTTCTCACGGACCTCTTTAAGTTTCACGATTATTTCTTTTGTGTTTGTCAACTGTTCCTCTCCTTTTCTTACTTAGAACTACTCAAACCCCAGGTACCTTTGCTACGCTTTCCTTGTGAAAGGAAGGTAATTCTCATGGATAAAAAAGCTGAAATTGTTGATATGGTTGAAGAAGTTTACGTTCAATGTATTATTGATTATCTTTATGTGATCGTTCAGGATGCGTGGAAAGTTGCTCTCCATACGCAACAAGCCGCCGAAGATTGTCTTGAGGCTCCTGAACGGAAAACTCTGCATACGGAGTAGTTATACTCTTTGCCTTTGGCGGCACCATACTTTTTACTATGTTAAGAATAGAATCTTGTTGTTCGGCCGTGAGTTGCTCATAACACTTTACAAGTTCAAGAGTACGAAAATCATGCCGTATTTTTACCCATATCCTTGCCTGTTCTTCTGTATAAGGAACCGGCTTTGCATCAATATCAACAGGAAATCCCATCAACCACACGGGGCTTACGTCTAATGCTTCTGCTAATAAAGCCACCCTATCGGATTTTGGTTCTGCATACCCAGATAAGTATTGGTTGATAGAACTTTTCGGTATCTTTGTTTTTTCCACAAGATCTACTTGTTTCATATTTCTCAAAGACATAGCTTCTCTAAGTCTGTTTGCAATAGTGTCTGTTTCTATATGCACTAATCAACACCACCTTTCGTATATATACTTCTCCCAATTGTTATCTTAACACAAAGAATTAAACTTGAAAACAAAAAAGTTTAAAAAAATTAAATTTATCTATTGACAAAAAGTTTACCGAGAGTTAAACTCGGAACATGAAGTTGCACAAACAAGTGCGGAAAGGAGCAGATGATTTGACAAAAAAGAAGATAGCGTTTGACCTCTCTAAACTGAGGGGACGAATCGTTGAGAAGTACGGTTCGGACGGCAATTTTGCTGATGCATTGGGGATTTTGCCGCAACAGCTTAGTCCTAAGTTAACCGGCAAGACGGGTATAACAAAAGAAGACATTGTTGAGTGGTGCGAGTTATTGGAAATTCCTGTAGAGAAGATAGGGGTATATTTTTTTACCCTAAAGGTTTAAAAACGGTAAACTTTTATGAAAGGGGATTGCAGATGCCAAAGGTAATTTTGAATCGGTCACACCGAAACGAGCAGATGCTTTACACCTACATTTGCGGAGAGATGAGAAGCCAAAAGATTTCTCAATCAGCAATGGCAGATTTCCTTGGTGTAACGCAACAATGCTTGAGCAAGAAATTGAAAAACCGTTCTTTGACCGTTACGGATCTTCTGAAAATCCTCGACAGGTTGAAGCCGGATGACAACACACTAATCACATTAATAAGGGGGATTAAATGACAGGCAAGCAGCTAAAAGATTGGTGCATGGAAATGGGCGGTGAGAGGGGATGCTCAGAATGTCCCGCCAAAAAGGTATGCGCCAAGTGGAAAGAGGATTTAAAGAAGTTATCCGAAATGGAACCGTGGCAATTAGACGAAATGAAAAAGATTATGGGCCACCTATTTGATGGTTACGACTACAAACATGGAAGGGAGTTATGAGTATGCAAAAGAGAACACCTGAAGGATGGTTGGCGGTTGCGGTGATAGTTCTTGCAAATTTGATTTTGATTATTCTTCTTATCATTCTTGGAATTTGGATTCTTTTTATACCCAAAGAGGAAGAAACAGAAACACCAATCTTTGAAGAAGACGCAATTCCGCTTGAGGAAATGTTTGAGCATGATTTGGCTTTCGCCTATGCGAAGTGGGAATACCAACAAATTGAAGAGACAAAACCCATGTATGTGATTGATGTTACCGAAGAAGACATTCAGCTGATGACAAGGGTAGTAATGTCCGAGGTTGGTTCAAAGGTTTTTGATTGCAAACACGCGGTAGCGCAGACGATTGTTAACCGAGTTCGTTCTGGCAAGTGGGGAAACACAGTTTCAGAGGTTGTGTATTGGAAGAAACAATATTCAACACAAGACAATGGAGAACCAAACGCAGAGTGCCGCGATGCCGTGATTCAAGCATTAACCTACGAAGCGTTTCCGCTGAATATGTACTACTTCCGCGAAGACCATTATCACGATTTTGGAAGTCCGTACACGCACATTGACGGCACATATTTTAGCACAGAAAAAACCGCTTGGGATTGAAGCGGCTTTTTCGAAAGGGGTTACAAATACGCGATTATTGAGGGGGTTTGTGTATGCAATCATGATACTTCCCCCGGAAAGGGTTAGTCAATATGAACGAAGAATTATTACACTTTTGCATCGACACACTAAAGTTGAAACGCGATGTAAAGAAACTCTTAAAAGCACGACACATGAATTACGACGATTTGTGCTACAAAATCGGCTATTCTTCGTCGGCTATCAAAAAGTATATGTCAAAAGACAATGGCTCAAGATATATCACCGCTTCGCTTATCGAAGCATTCAAGTTAGATCCAAACGAATACATGAAAGAGGGTTTTAAACAATGACAAAAGAGCAAATGTGGGAGAACCACCGAGTGTGGAACGAGAAAAGAGAGTTCCGTAAGAAACTGATGAAATGTTATCCCGACTTGGGTGAGTTGTGCGAAATGCGACACAACGTAAGCGAAATGATTAACAGTATCTCACGCGACATTGACCGGCTTATTAAGGACGATGTGAGCGAAGAAGATGACGAACTTTACACGCTTAAAGACAACAAGAAAACGCTTACTAAAGTCTACAAGTACATCGACAAAGATGCGCAGAAACTTTTTGAGAAGTACGGGGTAGAGGACAAATGTCAGGAAAGATAATCATCACACCTATTGAGGATTACTTGTATCACAGTTCCCGTGAGGAAAGGGAAGAAGCATTTAAGTTTTTGAAGAACGCAAAGAAGATACAAGAATCCTTTGAAAAAGAACTAAAAATCGCAACAGAAAAGGAGTTGAAGAATGGCAGAACAGAAGAATGAAGTAGTAAAAAGTTTTGGCGAACAGTTGGGTGACAAGTTGACCGTTGCTCAGGCCGCGTTGCCCAAGGACTTTAACAGAGAACGTTTTATCAACAACGCAATCGCAGTTGTAAATGCGAATCCTGGTTTAAGGAACAATCCCAGACAGTTGTTTGAAGGGCTTATGAAAGCCGCGTTGCTCGGTTTGGATTTTGTGAATAAGGAATGTTACCTCATTCAGTACGGCAACGACATCAATTTTCAGACCGACTACAAAGGCGAAGTGAAGTTTACCAAGAAATATTCAGTACAGCCTATCAAAGACATTTACGCAAAGGTAGTTCGTCAGGGCGATGTGTTTACCGAAAGGATCGTAGGTGGCATGGCAACAATCGATTTTGAACCTAAGCCGTTTAACGATGCAGACATTATCGGAGCGTTTGCGGTTTGCGTATTCAAGGACGGTTCCATGATTTACGAAACAATGTCCACCAAGGACATACAGAGTGTTCGTAACAACTATTCAAAGGCATCACAGAGCAAGGCTTGGAAGAACAGCTTTGATGAGATGGCAAAGAAAACCGTTCTTCGCAGACTGTGTAAGCACATTGACACCGACTTTGAATCCATCGAAGCGAGAAACGCATGGGAAGAGAGTAGTGGAATGGAGTTTGCAAGTTCCTATTCCGACATAGACCACACTCAGATTGTTAATGCTTTTGAAAAGAAGGAAGAAAAGCCCGCAGACATTCCGATTGAATCCGAAGACGTTACGCCGGAGAACATCGAAATTCCAGACATATTTAAGTGAGGTGGAGTATGACAAACGATACATTCAGAAAAGCAAAAATGATTCACGAAAGCTTATGTGAGATTTCGAATTTGAGGGTGATTATCAACAACGATTTTAGGATTCATTACGGCAATAGGGTAACGGGAAGAGAAGAAATCTATACCCTTGGACGACTTGGTGAATACACCGAAAAAGAAATCATTTCGGCAATACATGGAGTTCTTACCAAGAGAGAAAAGGAACTCAAGGCAGAGTTTGAAGAACTTTAAGTGAGGTGGCACATGAACGAAGACTTTGTTTTAACTAATGAAAACTACTACTCGGACGAAGCCAACCGCCGTTACATGAGCGTGCATCAGTACCTTGACTTCATGGGTTATATGGGCGTTGAAGGATGCGAAGCAAGAGCGTTGAAACGTTTGGAAGGTGAGTATTCCGAAGAAACAACAACAGCTCAGTTGGTTGGTTCTTACGTTGATGCGTACTTCGAAGGAACGTTGGACGAGTTTAAAGCCAACCATCCTGAATGTTTTACCGCAAAGGGAGAACTTAAAGCACAGTTCAAGATGGCAGAAAAGATGATTGCACGATGCGAAGAAGACGAGTTCTTCATGCAGACCATGAGCGGAGAGAAGCAAAAGATAATGACCGCGTACCTCTTTGGTTGCGAGTGGAAAATCAAGATTGATTCCTACCTTCCTGGCATAGCAATCGTTGACCTTAAGACTTCGGCAGACATTCACAGAGCATGGAGAGTAAGGGACTTTGGGAAGGTTTCCTTTGTAGAGTATTGGGGTTACACACTTCAAGGAGCAATTTATCAGAAGGTTGTTGAGATTAATACCGGCAAGAAACTTCCCTTCTACATTTCGGTTGTTACGAAGGAAGAATCTCCAGAACTTGCGGTTATCAACGTAGACCAAATGACATTGGACCATGCGCTGAACGAAATCGAGAGGAACATGGAAGCGTTGCTGATGGTTAAGAACGGTGAGGTGCCGCCTATCAGATGTGAGCATTGTAACTACTGTAAAGCGACCAAGAAACTTGAAGGCCCCATGTCCATGTTGGATTTGTTTAACGATGAAGGGAGTTTCTAATGGATTCAATCGTAACCCAATATGAAGGCATATGTGCCATAACAGGCAAACGAGCAACGTGTAAACACCATTTAGTCTTTGGTCGAGGTTTCCGAGAACTTGCAGAGGAAGATGGGCTTTGGATACCGCTTATCGATGAGGTTCACGACATGGGGAAGTACGCGATACACGACAACCCTACCGCTGAAGCATTAAGCAAAATGTGCGGACAGTTGGCTTTTGAAAAGTATTGGGTAGCGAAAGGAGATACGGAAGATGAAGCAAGAGAACGATTCCGCAAAAGATATGGTCGTAGCTACCTTTGAGATTAAAGATTGTCATTACAAGGATAATTGCCTACCGACCTTAAACGATATGTTAGCACAGGCAACGCGGCACCCAATAGCTTACAACGATTTCAAGAAGGATATGGAGCGGGTAACAATCCGCGCGATCCGTAGCGACCTCAAAGGATGGAAAGCCGCCAAGAGAGTACGACTTGATATTATCTGGGGCGAAAAGAGCAAGGGTACTTTGAGGGATTGGGATAACGTAGTAGCCGCAGGCCGAAAGATTATCAACGATGCGTTGGTAAAGACGGACACGATACACGATGATAACCCGCACTACTTAGGGTATGGAACGAACACTTTTGTATACACGGATAAGCCGTTTGTGAAAGTGGACATAGTGGAGATTGAGGAGTTTACGCGATGAACGTTTATAACGATTCACACCCCGCACCCTGTTACGGATGCACAAAGCGATGGGTAAACGAACAAACAACTTGTCACGGAACTTGTGAAGCCTTTAAAGAGTTTCAGGCTTTCAGAGAGAAGAAACGTAAGGAAGCAAGCGTAAGGGCAAGCAAGTTAAGAGCTTTGAACGCGATAGGCCGCCGTTACAAGTGACTTCGTATAAGGCTCTATAAGAGCATTAGAGATTCAGACAGTAATTTTATCGACTAATAAACTACACCGTCTAAATCTACCGACTATGGCGGTGAGAGAGGGGAATAACATTGAAGATTATTTTAACAGACACATGGAGCATCGAAGGGATTCCTTTGAACTACGTTTTGAAGCACAAGAAGATTTCATCGGGTACGGGAAAGAACATCGGTGAAACAAGAATGGTTGAGGTTGACGAAGGGTATCACACGACAGTAACAGGCGCACTTAAAAGTTTCAAAGGCAAGTACATCAAGGAACAGACCGAGGACTTTGAAGGAAGCGTTGAAGACTACATCAAGCGCATTGAGAACATTGAAAACAATTTCTTTTCTAAGTTGGAAGCGAGGGTGAAGGCATGGGAAAAGGGCATCTGAACAAAGAAGAACTTGTAAAGCGTGAACAGTTTGATTCCGAGGTTGAGTACCTTGCGGGTTGTGGATACGAAAAAGAAGAAATAGCGGTCCTTCTTGGATGCAACAAGAACAAGGTAGCCTTCTCACTTCACAGATTACAACACGGTGTTTCGATGGAGAAGCCGCGCCGCAATTCTGAAGAAGAAGCCAGGAAGGAAGCTGAGTTGTTGATTGATGCAAAGATGGCACCCGTAGTAAAGCCGAAAGCGAAACGCATCATGGTAAACGGATGGGAGAACGGACACTACGTTCACTACGAAGCATACGATGTTTCAGAGTTCTGGGGACTTTAGAAAGGGGGATAAAAGATGGATAGAACAATGAACGTTTTTAACGAAGAACCGAGAATGGTTGTTTGCATAAGCAACGAGAAAGATAGTTGGTTTCCTAACGCGGAGTTACTTGAAGTTGGGAAAATATATCACTTAACAGATGTTTACCGAGATAGTTGGCACACAGATGTAGTGATTTCCGAGTTCCCTGATTTGAAGTTTAACAGTTGCACCTTCAGAGAATTGGAAGATGGGGATATAAGTCTAATTGATTTAATTCCTTACGGCAAGGATAACGCAATTTCAAGAAAGATGCTTGTAGAAAAGGCAGACTTCTACGGGTTGATTCCAAATAACGTAAGAAGCAAAGACCGTTACACAAGAAAGTTGCTTCAGAAAGCACGCGAGGACAACGTTATTATCGCAAAGCCTACCGGCGGTTATTACATCCCGGATGAAGATGATGCTACCGAACTTGCGGTGTACATAGCAACCGAGCACAGCAGAGCATTAGCCATTCATTCAGACTTGGTAATGGCGAACAGAGTGTTTGAAGATATGGTTCACGGCAGATTAAAAAAGCCAGAAAGAAGGTACGGCGATTAATGGACGTTGGAAGATTTAAGAAACCAATTCACTTTACTTGTCCGAAGTGTCACGCAGACTTTGAGTTTGCTGGCGGTGAAATAGTAAGGCGAAAGAATGAAGTCGCACACGATGTAGCACTTTTGTTATCGGCTATTCAGAGAGAAAAAGCCGAACACGGAAAGACCGCAAGGCTTAAACGCTTAAACGTGAAACTTTCTGAGAAGCAAGCGGAATTGCAAAGAATGAAAACCGCCGTACAAATAGCATCGGAGCAAAGCGAATTGCACTTGTTTATCCTTTTCAAGAAAGAGTGCATGAAGCGGTTTGGCGAAGAAGTAATTGTGAAAATGCTTGAAGAATGTGAACAAGAATTGTCGTACCGAGTTTACGATATGGCAATTCAAAACCATAACAATTTTGATGGAGCGTAAATGATGAATAAGACCGAGAAAGAATACTACAAGAAGTGCGTAACCCCTATGAGATTTGCGGAAAAGAAAGGCAGTCGCGTGGCAAAGAACACCGAGCCTGTTTGTATCTACTACGACACCGAGAAGTGCCGATGCGAGTTGAACTTTTGTTACCGCGATGTAAAGGAGAAGAAGCATGAAAGGTGATTTAGAAGTTACGCTCACGATACCGATTGATGAAAACACCAAGTTTCCGATAAAGGTTCTCACAGAGGATAAAGCACACGAAATGGTTTCCGAGGAACGTGCAAAGTGGCTTGAGCGTATCAACGCAATCGAAGCTGACATAAACGATTTAAGAACTAACAACGCAGACAAGAACGAAATCATTAACGAGGTCTTGAACATTATCCACAAGAGAGTAGGGGGAGAAGCATGAACAAACGGCAAGCAAAGAAAGGTGTTCATTTTCATGGTGAATGGAAAATACTAAAGAAAGGCAGATGGATATATCAACCACCATACACAATTCCAAGACACCGACAGAAACTTAAGTGGATAAAAAAACAATGGTCTTTTGGAAATTGAGGTGAAAGGAGATAAGGAATGATAGACGAGATTTTCAACGTTATGAAATTCTTTAGTGAAAGTTATATAAACCGATGCGGTGAGTTGATTATATCCGATAGGGGAAACGTCTATTTTACGGCGACGAATTGCGCGACCAAAGAAGATGTTATATGTAAGTTGCTTGAATGGTGTTCAAGACCGATAGCAAAAGGCGCACCGTATGCCTCGAAAAAAAGAAATAATGAGTGGAGAAATTTCCTATTATGCGGATACAACAACTATCTCGGTACTAACTTCACTCAAGATGATATGTATTGGATTTATGACAAACTTGGAAATGCGGTAAATCACGAATTAACATTGAAGTTCATACATAGCGATTATGATTTATCGCTTGTAAGACCGCAAGTAGGGGGTGAGAAAGAATGACAAGAGATATTAAAGACATAATTACAGATATGCGAGAAATCGTAAAGCCTTATGTTACACAGATGCTTTTCAACGAAAACTTTGAGGGCAAGGGCAACACCGATAAAGCCGAGTTTGAAACAGAATTTGAAATGCTTCTTACTTTGGCTGAAAGAGGGGCGTCAGTTGAACCGCAAGAGTGGATAAGCGTTAAGAAACAAGGAAATCCCACAATGAGCGATGAATACTATGTGACGGTAAGACATCCGAGTTTTAATTCTGTGGAGAGGGCTTTTTATTCATTTCAACAAAACAAATGGGAACATAGCTGTGCATCAGATATCATTGCATGGCGAGAAATCGAGCCGAGTCCGTATAAGGGGGAAGAAGAATGATAATGGACCGAGCGATTGCAAAAAGTATATTGCTTAAGCACAGAGCAAAACTTGTCCTTGCTAATGAGGACCCAGAGCTGGCAGCAGCCATAGCCTTTGCGGTTGAAGATATGAACCTCAAAAAAAATTTGTATCACGAAGGCTTTTTAGATGGTTGCGAAAATATGCTTGCCATTTTCCGACAGGGCAGAAACGCAGAAATTGTTAAGAGGGGGGATGAAGAATGAACAGAGAAGAACACTTAAGTAAAGCACTTGATTTAATGATTGAATGGGCGGTTGATTGTGGTTTTGGTTATGACAGTATACCTGACGAGTACGAAAAGTACGAACACGAAGTTGAAGAAATGGGTTATAACGAAGGCTTGCGATACATCGTGATGAAGGAATCTTTTTAAGGAAGGGGAAGAAGAATGAACACATTAATAGGCAAAGTAATCATAAACAACGCACCGACTTACGCAGAAAACCAGTACATTGTTTGTCGTTTAGACAGAGGTGAACTTTGGTTCTGGGGTGCTTGGGAAAAGAAAGAAGAAGCTGAAAAGGTCGCTAATGAGTTTGAAAACGGGTTAGTGGTTAGGGGGTAGCGATGGCAGAACGTAGAATGTTCGCAAAGACAATTATTGATAGTGATGCGTTCTTGGATATGCCGATAAGTGCAAGACTCCTTTATTACGACTTAGGCATGAGAGCTGATGACGATGGGTTTATCAATGCGCCAAGAAAGATTATGAAAATGATTGGTGCAACGATTGATGACATGAACATCTTAATTGCCCGTAAGTTTGTTATTCCTTTTGATAGCGGCGTGGTTGTTATTAAGGCATGGAGAATCAATAACTACTTACGTTCCGACCGGTACAACGAAACGAAGTACCTTGAAGAAAAGGCAAAACTTACGATTGACCAAAACGGAATGTATCACACAGTTAAGGGCAATGAAGTGGATAGTGGTATACCAGGTGGTATACCAACGGTATCCACAGGTAAGGTAAGTATAGGTAAGGATAGTATAGGTAATAATATAGGGCGAACAAAGTTCACCCCACCGACCTTAGAAGAAGTTGAAGCTTATTGTAAGGAACGTGGTAACAAGGTAAACCCTAAAGCCTTCTTTGACTACTTTACAACAGGCGGTTGGAAAGATTCAAAAGGTAATCCTGTCAAGAATTGGAAACAGAAGATTATTACTTGGGAAAAGTTTGAAACTCAACCGAAACCGAAAGAGAACAAGTTTAACCAAATGATTCACACAAACTACGATTTTGATGACATCGAAAGGAGATTGCTTCAGCAATGAACAAAGCAACGTATCGCAAGTTTAGCATTTTAAGAAACTACAACAACCTTTGTAAGCGAATAGATGATCTTGCTTGCGACTACTGTGAATTGCTGACAAAGGCTACCAAGATTAATCAGACCTTGCGCGATGATGTTTCACCGGCGAATCACGATAATCAATCCAAAGTCGAAAGCGTGACGATCCTTTTGGCAGAAAAGAAGAAACGCCTGGAGCGTGCCATTGAAGAAAAGAACAAAATTGATGCTGCGCTTAAGGCGTTGGGTGTCCGGGATGAATACATCATCCGCAAGACTTGCGTTAACACTTATTCTCTCTATTCGGTATCAAAAGAACTGAAGTTGAACTACAAATACACAATCGGGTTACGACAAAGACTTTTAACAAAACTTAAATTATAGGGGGACTTATGCAGATAGTAATAGATTTACCAGAAATATATTACAAGCAGATTATGGATGCTTATAACGGGGATCAACGCAGAAGGTTAAACCAAATAGGGCTTGTTATTGCTAAAGGAATACCAATTCCAAAGGGCCACGGTCCGCTCAAGGATGAAAACGAACTGCTTAAACACGAAGTGTTTGTAAGGATCGGAGAGGATTACGAAGAGTATGCGGTACCCACAGAATGTTTTGCTGAAGTACCGGCGATTATTGAAGCAGATGAAGGATGAATGTAATGCGAATCGGATTGATTGACGTAGACGGACACAATTATCCAAACTTACCTCTCATGAAAATATCTGCATGGCATAAGGCAAAAGGGGATCACGTTGAGTGGTATTCACCAATGTTTTCTGGACACATGGACAAGGTGTATATGTCAAAGGTTTTCAGTTTCACCGAAGATTATCCGTACTTTGTGGATGCGGATGTGATCGAGAAAGGTGGAAGCGGGTATTGCATATCTATGGTGGATGGCAAGGAAGTGTTTGACAAAAGCAAACACAAGGATCTTCCGTATGAGATAGAACATATCTACCCCGATTACTCGATTTATCCTGAAGAAACAAAAGATACAGCTTACGGATTTTTAACCCGCGGCTGTCCAAGAAATTGCTCCTTTTGCCATGTGGCTCAAAAAGAAGGAACGTGTTCACACAAAGTTGCAGACCTATCCGAGTTTTGGAAAGACCAAAAGTACATTGAACTTCTCGATCCTAACATATTGGCTTGTGCAGAATGGAAAGATTTGTTGCAACAGTTAATTGATAGCAAAGCAGAGGTTAACTTTAGCCAGGGAATAGACATAAGACTTATGACCGAAGAAAAAGCAAAGATGCTTTCCAAAATCCGCACACACAACATCCATTTTGCGTGGGACCGTTACGAAGATAAAGACATGATTTGCCCAAAGTTTGAACTATTCCGGGCAAACAGTAAAAAGAACAATCATAACTTAATGGTGTATGTGCTGTGCGGCGATCGCGAAAAACGTGTGAGGGAAGAAGATTTGTACCGCATTAATTGGCTTCGCAAGGTTGGCTATGCGCCGTATGTAATGTTGTATGACAAAGATCATTTGCCAAAAGGCCATGAACTTAGAAAACTTCAAAGATGGGTAAACAATCCGTTCATCTTCTGGAAGTGTGAAACATTTGAAGAATATTTAAAGAAAGGGGAACAAGCATGATTAAAACATATTTAGTGCCGGTAACGGACGAAGTAATAAAGGCTATGGAGAAAGGGGAAGCACCGAGTTTCTTGCATTGTGCGACTTGTCTTGACGGACTCACCAACGGAGAAGTGATGCAGGAGATGTTTCCTAATGCAAAGTTTTATTGCGCAGAACGATTACAAACGGCAAGCTTTCCAAGACGAGATGCGGATTTTGACCTTGATTGGTGGAACAGTAAGTGGGGTGAATGAGCATGACAATTCCTTTAGGCTATCCCATATACATCGAAACGCAGAGTTTTCAAAGAAGAAAGCACCGAAAGAAGCGCATAAACAAGAAGTGGCTCAAGCGTTATGGGTGTTGGGAAATTAACATGATGCCACATAACGAAGTGGTTTTGTTCGATGGAGTAATTCACATGACAAAGAGAACGTTTGAAGAAATACGAAAGCAGATACCGACAATCAACAAGTACCGAGTTTGAGGTAGGGGGTGAGAAAGAATGACAAAGAATAAAGATTGCCGAGATTGCAAGAAGTGGAATGATTGTGAGTGCGGAAAGAAAGGACACGAAAACGGCACTTCCATAGGCTATTCAATCGGAGAGTGCAAAGAGTTTGAAGTTAAAGCAATGCCGATTGGCAAGTTGGAAGAAGTTAAAGCGGAATTGCCCGACCATTCATTTTGGCAAGATGCAGGTGGTGAACCTTTAGTAGCAATCCGTGATGTGGTGGAGATAATAGACCGCAAGGTTAACGAGTTAAAACCGAGTTAAAACCGAGTTAAAGTCGAGTTAAAGAGGTGAAGCATGAGATTAATAGACGCAGACAGACTTACAGAGTTAATCGAGAAGATTGTACCACAGAGCGCATTAGAGTTGGGTTATCTGTACCAAATTAGAGAGTACATCAAGCAGATGCCGACAGTTGAACCGCAAGAGTGGATAAGCGTTAAGGATAGGCTACCCGAAAAAAGTCAGAATTGTTGGGTAACGCTTGAGTACATTGGAAGCGGTAAGCGTGAACTTATGGAACTTCGCTATTACTCCGAGCGCAAGAAGTTTAATGATGAAAAGTATCTTAAAATGCAAGGCTACAAATTTATCGCATGGCAACCGATAACCGAGCCGAGTCCGTATAAGGGGGAATGAAGATGAAAGAAGTAAATATGGCAGATAAGAGTTTATACAATGCCGTAGCACAGAGATATTACAATCTTATGTCCGACAAGCATAACTTGCTTGAAGATAGAATCCGCATAGAAGCAAGGCTTCACATGATTGACGAAGAAATGATTGCACTAAATGACATTCTTTGCAAACACGGCAAGCATTTGTATGAGCATTTTGTGGGTGAGGATAAGGGGGAATGAAGAATGACCGAATGTACTTGTTGGCGTAAATACCCGAACCCAAACCACAAAAAGCCAACAGGCAAGTGGAAATGCGTAGACAATTACGAATGTGTCAGGCAGCTTGAAGAAAAGCCATTAGATGGTGGAATGATACCAGTACCGATACGAAAAACAAAGTGTATCAAAAAAAGTTAGGTTACTATTAACGGCACGATTAAGAATTGTTACCTGAATTGTTTATCACACAAATACTGAGGAAAGGAGATTGTTTTTCACCAGGACAATTAAATAATCAATGCCATGATTAGAAGGGCGGGGAAGCAGAGGCCCCGCCCAAATTTTAGAAAGAGGACACATGAAGAAAGTATTAATAGGCATGCCAAACACAGGAAAGATACCGTACAAAACAGTAATGAGTTTATTTCAGTTAACTAACAAGATGGAACACGCGATTTTAGGATTGCTTGAAAGTAGTTCAATCCACGACGCAAGAAACACGATGGCCCTTGATGCAATAGCAAACGGGTGTGATTACCTGCTATTCATTGATAGCGATATGGTTTTCCCGCCTGATGCGTTTGAGAAATTAATGGCATTAGATGCGGATATAGCGACGGGGGTGTATTACGGACGCGCAGGCGAACACAAGCCTATTGTATACAAGAAACTCACACCGAGAACGGAAACGGATGGAAAGATTGTCGGGGCCGTGGCAGAAAGTTTTACCGAGGTTCCCGAAGGAACGTTTGATGTTGTCGGCTGCGGTATGGGAATGTGTTTAATCAAAGTCGAAGTGCTAAAGGAATTGTGCAGGCTATATCAAAATTCACCGTTCGATCCGTTTGACGGGTTCGGAGAAGATTTAGCGTTTTGTGTGCGGGCGACAGCAAATGGCTTCAAGATTAAAGCAAATGCCTATATCCCGTTAGGACATATCGGAACACAAGTATTTACGAAGGGAGATTATCGAGGATGAAACTGTGTATGTATGACGGAATCCTAACCGTAATGTACGACATGGAAAATCCAAAGGTAGATAGGTTGTGTATTGACGGACAGTATGATGAACCATTCACGCTTGAAAGAGTAGTCGAGAAATATCCAAACGTTTACATGATTATCTTTGAAGAACCGCTTAAAGGCAAGATATTCAGGTACGGCAATCACGAACCGAATGTTTGGGAAGAAGTCGGAACCACGAAAGGATATGCGTAAATGAAATACAAGATATTTATTGCAAAAACGTGGCATAGAAACGAGCCATCAACACAAGGCGATAGCATCACAGTAACCGAAACCTATCGAGGAACCAAAGAAGCAATAGACAAACTACAAGAAGTCTTTAAAAAAGAGCTTGGTGATTTTGTTGGATACGATGCCGAACTTGACTTAAAAGAATGATGCGTGATAAGATAAGCCATCAAAGGAGAATGGACAATGACGGAAACACTTTTAATCTTATCAGCGTTCTTGGTTTTGCTTAATGCGGGATATATGATGTTGTGCTTGAGAATGTTAAATAAAGCGTAAAGAAAAAGGGACGAAGTATCACAGCTTTGTCCCTTTTATTTTGACTTTGTATAAGGTCGTATAAGCGCGTTTAAGTATTAGGACAGTTTAAACTATCACTTGAACCGATAACCGCTCAAATCTACCGACTACGGCAACGAAAAAAGGACAACCATACCGGCTGTCCCTTTTCCTTAAGGAGAAAACAAAATGGGTTAACAAATATCTTTGTATGATCTGGACCGGGAAACATCGCGCAAGCGTTGCTCTTTTTCCTTAAGATCGTTTTCATCAAGAGTATCTAAATCTATAACTTCGCATTCAATGTTTTTATTTCTTGCGTAAATATTTGTAACGCGTCCGTTTTCGACTACTATAATCACTTTTGACATAATCGTTAATCCTTTCATGCTATTATTGTTTATGGGGACGGCTTACGGAATAATCACGATCCCCATCCTTTCACGGGCGGTAGGCTGACTTACTACCGCCTTTAACCTACACAAAATATCTCAAGTGCCAGGTCTTCGAGAAGTTCTTTTGTTTCTTCGTCTGTGTGTGATCTCATTTCGTTTCCCTTTCTAAATCTTGTCTGTTGTTAGAACCGTGTTCAAGTTCCCAATTGGTAGCAAGTCTTTCGCCACCTTCAAACCGGTAAACAGGAAATATTCCGAAATCAAAATGGTGAAATGTTCCTATGTAACCATCGGATGATTTAATGTATTTTGGATAATTTTTCATACGCTTTGCTCCCTTCACATATTTAAATAATTGTCGTATTCGTCTGCGGTCCCATCAAAATTATCAAGGCCCGCCAAGAGTAATAAACTTTTCATTGTTTCCAAATCGCCATTGTCAATGTAGTGTTGGCAATCTTCCTTATCCATTGTAGTGATTAAATCGGTTATAAAAATCGTTTCATCAGCTTCCGCTTTCGCTTCGTCTACCCAATAATCGTCATGTGTTCCAAGCAAAGTATGTTTGGTTTCGTCCGGGGAAACGTCTTCACCGTTAACCATACGGCGGGTAACTTCTCTAAGATCATCGATATCATCAGTTTCATATAATTCGTATTCGTAATAAAAATCTGCGGTAACCAATACTTTCATGTTTTCCTTTCTCGCCGGTATTACGGGACCGGCGGCCCGATCAAGTTAAACTGTCATCAAGTAATCGTATACATTCATAAAGGCGTTACATTCTCTGTCACTTGTGATAATGTCGTGCCGATAATGGGCAAAAGCTGTCAGGATCGCCTGAAAGCCCGTATTATTTGCTGACATTTCATCAAACCTATCAATTTGCGCTGCGCTTTCTGACTTTTTGCCTTCATACAAAACGCTGTATTCATCAAGAAAAAGTTTTGTAAGTGTTTTTAATTGGTTTTCGTTCATGTGGTTTCCTTTCCGGGCGGGAATAAATCCCGCCACAAATTACTGATTAATTACCATTGTTGCGCTGTCAATGAAGATATACTTTCTTTTGTCCGCGTGTTTGTGCTTTGCGTGCTTCATTATTTGCATTGCTTCTTCATAAGTGTGACGCCTTCTATAAATCGGGCTATAAGGTAAGAAAATATCCTTTTCGGCATTGTATGAATATGCTTTGCTCGGTCCGTAATACGCTACAAAATAATAAACTTTAGTCATTGTCGTGATCCTTTCTTTTGTGGTGGGCGGCACCAGGCCGCCTGCCTTGCGTGCTATTTGTTAATTGTTATTGTTTCGTAAGTCTTAAATGTATTAGGATTGTATATCTCAATTTCGACGGGATAATAACAAGACCAAAGCATTTTGTCGCGGATACTGTAAACGGCGATCCCGATATACTTTCTTTTGGTATATTCCGCGGCGATCTTTTCAAGTTTCTCAATCATTTCAAAATCGCGGTAATGTGTGCAAGTTTCCTTAAGACTGGCAGCGCATTTTTTCATATCCTTAACCAGAGATTTAAGCGGCTTAAGAGCAAAACGCTTTTTGTCTAAACAGGCGATAAAATCGGCCTTGCTTAAGTTAGTAGTCATATACATTGGCTCAATTATGTTTTTGTAGTCATCCGGTGATACTTCATAACCGGCGATCTTTTCAAATTCTTCTATTAACATTTTGTTTTCCCTTTCTGGCGGGCCGATCGCCCGCCGCTTAAATTATTTAAGAATGTATTTCTGTGCTTCATCCTGGTTTAAAAACTTGTTGATCTCTTTGATAATGGTTTCTTTACCGGCGAAATATAAGTGTTTAAATTCAAGGCCGTTTACCATTTGTCCGCGTTCCGCGTCCATACGCAAGCACATAAGCATGTAATCGATCCAGCCCTGACGGGTTAACAGTTCATAATCATCGTCAATAATGCCGTTTACATATCCCCAAAAGTATTGATAAATCATCTCATTGACTTGATCTTTCATTTTTTTATGCATATATTTACCTTCTTTCTGGCGGGTTTTAAGCGTTGCCCGCCGCGCTTATATACTTGTTAATGAATTTCGCAAGCGATCTTTTCAATTCGGTTATTCATGCATTGCTGGCAGTGTGCGCAATCAGCACATCGGCATTTATTACCGGTCCAATTTTTGAAACTGTCGACTGCTGTATAAATTCGGTAATTGTGTTTAGCGATCAAATCTAAATTTTCGCGGCTGGTATCGGCCCAAACACTTGCGATAAAAGCCAGGTTTTTGAATGACTTAACATCATGCTTTTCAAAGTACGGTAAAGATTTTGTGTAAGCGTGAAAAACAAGGTTATCAACGTTTTCAAAATGCTTTATGATCTCAATCCACTTATCAACATATTCTTGACTGTAAAAGTCGCCAGACTCATGAATTCTAAAGATGATCTTCTTTCCCTGGTAAGCGCGGCCGGAAATGATCTTTTCGATTGTGTAAATCATGTTAGCGACAAAATCATCACTTAACGACTCAATGTAATTTGCTTCACGCGCCGGTAATACTTGCGGATAAAGTCTTTCGGCTTTTCTTGCGTAACAGGATCGCTCACATAATGCTGTGCGATATGGGCAAGTTTTAATTGCGGGTAAATTCCAGATTAGAAATCTTACTTTATCGGTATTTTTTAATTTGCGGTTACCTTCACGGTTAACGTTTAACATCTTTAAAAGTTTTGTCATGATCTTGTGTCCCTTCTTTTGTTGTTTGCCTTGTGGCTTTCGTCTATGACATCATAGTACACTATGAATTCATAGAACGCAATATGTAATAATTCACAAAATCTATGACTTCATTTTGTGCATATTTCTATGGATTCATAGACAACAATGTGATATACTGAAAAAAACTGAATATAGAAAGAAGGTGAAACATGAGCCGATACACGGAAGCACAGAAGAAAAGCGCGGAAAAGTATCTAAAGCAATTTATCAACGTTACTTTTAGAGTGACGCCGGAAGAAAAGCACGAGATCGAAAAACGCGCGGCGGCGGCCGGTAAAAGTGTAAATCAATTCTTAAAAGATAAAGCGTTGACAGATTAAGAAGCGATACGCGGCACCGGGAAAAGAACAAAATCGCAAAAACACCACAAAAACCTGACCATTGCGCCAAAATTTGCGGCGTGTTATGGTATAGTCAAAGAAAGATCGTTCAAGGCAATTTGTCGACGGTCTTTTTTTGTTGCCAAAATTAACCAGGGAAGGCGGGAAACGATGAAAGAAACCACAGACAACAAAATAACCGGCGTTAATTCCGCCGATAAAGTTCTAACAGGCAAGGAAAAACGACAGCAAAACTTAAAACCCTTTAACAGCCTGGATAAAGACAGACAACATGAGATTAGATCAATGGGTGGTAAAGCATGCCAGGAAAAAATAAGACAGCGTAAAACGATGAAAGAGCAATTGATTGCTTTCTTGGATGGCAAAGTAGACAGAGAAACAGCAGTGAAATATTTGGGACCTGACGCGATCGGCTTAACAGATGACAACCTGACTTATCAAGGGCTGTTAACTGCCAGAATGTGGCAAGAAGCGACCGAAAAGGGCAACGCTAAAGCCGCCGAATTTATCCGCGATACATCCGGCCAAAAAGAGAAAGACAGTTTACAGATCACTTGCGACATTATGACCGACGCGGACCGGGCCTTAATTGCAAATATGGCCGATCTTTTGAGCAAAAAACAAGACTAAAGCGCGTTTTATCGGCAGTTTGCACAACGTAAAATAGGCCATAAAAGCGGGTTAAAATGCTTATAAACCGCGTGGTTGACACGTTTCTAAGGGGTTTTATACAATAGCGTTAAATTAGACTTTAACGCTAAAATACAAAGAAATCACTTAAATAACTATAATCTATCAACATACTACATGAGAGAGTAAGAGTATATAAAGAGAAAGACTAAAGCAGAAAGAGAAAGCGGTTAACCGATGGGGCTTTTCCCTTCTGCCCTTGATTTTGTGGGGCTTCTTTTTCTGCGGGTGTCCCTGTCTGCGGGGAGTGTCCAGGATCTTTGGCATAGACCACCCCCCCACCATCGGGATGCCGCCCGGCCTTATAACGTATACTCTCCTCGAAAAATTTTACTATTTTTTCAATTCGGGATGACAACAAAAACAGCGAAAGAGATAAGGGAAGAAGTCGCAAGAGGGCATAAGCCAAGCATCGGAGAATGGCGAGTATTGATGTTGGACTACTGTAAAGACCACATTGAATACTTCATTGATAAGTACGGACACATAGAAGATAAATCGGCAGAGGACTTGATACAGCCGTTTAAACTATGGCCCGCGCAAGTAGAAGCCTTAAACAGTATCATGGACCATAAATGGAACATCATATTAAAGGCTCGTCAGTTAGGCTTTTCATGGTTGGTAATGCACATTGCGGCTCACCTAATGATAACTTCATACGGAAAATTGGTAATAGGACTGTCAAAGACGGAAGAAGAAGCGAAAGAGCTTGTCCGTAGATTGGCGGTCATTTTTCGTTATATGCCGGAACTGATAGCGGAGAAAGATAACGTACCCGAAGGATGGGACGGACCGATATTCAATTCCACGGCATTAACGTTAAACATAGTATTCCCTAATGGAATGGAATCGAACTTTAAGGCGTTGGCATCATCACCTGGTGCCGGTCGTTCCTTTACCGCGAACCTGTTGATATTTGATGAATGGGCGTTTCAGCAATTTGCACGCGAGATATGGGAAGGTGGCTTTCCGACAATCAACAGAAAGAACGGTGGTAAAGTAATCGGCTTATCGACAATCGCGCGAGGTTCCTTATTTGAAGAAATCTACACCGATCCCGATAACGGCTTTAATAAGATATTTATTCCGTGGTACGCAGACCCTTCAAGAGATGAAGAGTGGTACGAACAGACCAAACGAGCTTTGGGTGACGGAATAACAGCAGAATACCCCGCGACAGTTGATGAAGCATTGCAAGTACCTGGTGGCGCGTTCTTTCCAGAAGTTACAAAGGACAGTCATGTAACAAAGGAAGAACTTAAGGGCGAATTACATCGTTATTGCGCTATTGACTACGGACTTGATGCTTTATCAGCCTTGTGGGTAAGCGTTGATACGCAGAACCAAGAGCAAGGATACCGTTACTTAAAGGAGCCAAACCTTACGATAAGTCAGGCTTGTGAACTGTTAAAAAGCCGAAGTGCTTATGAACACATCGATTTTTGGCTTGCGCCTGATGACTTGTGGAACAGAAGACAGGAAACGGGTAAGAGTGCGGCAGACATATTCCTTGAGAACGGAATCAGCCTAATAAAAGTCAACCGTGACTTGTTTAACGGTTGTATGCAGATGAAAGAACACTTAAGAGTGAGGGAAAACGGGAAACCGAACCTCACTTTTTTGTATGGAACGTGTGATGACTTAATCCACGACTTACAAAAGATACAGAAAGATAAGAACAAACCCACGATATACGCAAAAACCCCGCATGAATTAACCCACGGCCCCGATGCCTTAAGGTACTTCTGCACATGGTGGACAACACCGGCGGCAGAAAATGAGCGTAAAAAACGCGCCCAAAGGTGGTCACAGGATCTTTTAGAAGATTGGGACAACGGGAACGAGGAAATGCGGTCAATGATGCGTGAACGCTTTGGAGAACCCGTAAGATGAAATGGTGGAACAAACTTATGAGAAATATTGTTAAGCCTGAAGAATCGAGAAAACTTAAAGAGTGGAAGGACAAATACGAAAGAGCAACGTCTGAGTATAGCGAAAACCTTCAGTTAATGGACGTTTATGACAAAATGTACGCAGGCGACCGCCACGTTAACCGAAACCCCAATTATGGCGGTGGACAGTCGAATGTAATGTCTGTTAACGTGCGAAATATCACGTTTGACCTTATTGAATCCGAGGTTGATAGTGCGATTCCGTTCCCTAAAGTCATTCCGATACACGCGGAAGACGAAGAACAGGCAAAAATCCTTGAAGCGTTCTTACGCGGAGAGATAGACAAACAGCATTTTAAAGCTAAAAACGACGTACAAGAAAGAACCACTCCCGTTCAGGGTGGTTCTTTTAATATCATCGAATGGGATAACTCGATAAAAACGCATTGTGCTGTTGGCGATTTGGCGGTTAACGACCTTCATCCGAAGCAGGTTATACCCCAGGAAGGCGTAACAGAACTTGAAAAGATGGATTACGTCTTTGTTCGCTCTAATCAGACTAAAGATTACATTAAACGCCGCTTTAACAAGGATGTTGATAGCGAAGAAGGCGTTTCTGATGGCGAAGATAAGCCTTTAGACAACATTGTTGAACTTGTAACCGTTTATTACAAGAACAAAGACGGTGGAATCGGCCTTTATCGTTGGGTTGGTGACGTTGAAATCGAGGATTTGGAAGACTACGAAGAGCGCAGAATCAAGAAATGTAAGGAATGTGGTGAAACAGTAGTCGGTGATGAGTGTCCTCATTGCGGTTCAAAGAAATTTGAAGTTGTTACAGACGAAATGGACATTGTTAAGGTTCCTATTCCTTTGACTGACGAAGCCGGTAACACGGTAATAGGCATTGACGGAACACCAATCTTTACCGTGAAAGAAGTTGAAATCCCTTATTACAAGCCTGGAATGTTCCCTATCGTTTTGAGAAAGAACATTTCCAAGTATAAATCCTTCTTAGGCTTCTCCGATGCGGCGGCTATCGAAGACCAACAGGACACTATCAAAAAGTTGGGTTCAAAGATAAACGAAAAGCTCTTAAAGGCGGGTTCAATTTTGACAATGCCTAACGGAGTTCAGTTCCAGAAGAACGAAGAAGAATTTAAGATCCTTCGAATTGATAATCCTCAACAGTTGAGCATGATTCAGGTAGTTACTTGTCAGGCAGACGTATCAAAGGACATGAGCTTCCTTGAAATCAATTATCAATGGGCGAAATCGGCATTAGGTATTACCGATGCTTACCAAGGTAAATACGATTCTTCCGCTACATCGGGTGCGGCAAAACAGTATTCAATCAATCAGGCCGCAGGCCGTTTGGAATCCAAGCGAGTAATGAAGAACGAAGCATACGCAAAGTTGTATGAATTGATGTTCAAGTTTGCTTTAGCTTATGCAGACCAACCGATTCCCATAACAATGTCAGGAAAAGACGGTGAATTAGAGTTTAGTCATTTTGATAAATCCGACTTCATCAAGTTTGACGATGCGGGCGAACCTTATTGGAATGACGAGTTCCTGTTTACGATCGATACTACTTCTACCTTGCTTACAAACCGTGAAGCTATGTGGAATCAGAACGACATTAAGTTGCAGAGTGGTGCTTACGGTCCTTTGGGCGACTTAAGAACCATGAGATTGTATTGGCTTGAACAGGAAAGAAACGGTTATCCTCATGCGGGCGAAGTGCTTGCTGAAGTTGAAAAGATGCTTTCACAGCAGAACGAAATGGCACAGGCCCAGGCACAGCCGATGGACTTTAATCAAATTCCAATGGAAGGAGAGATACCAAATGAAATGCCCCAGATGTGATTTTGACGGACAGATTATTAAAAACAAGTTGGTTATGAAGGGCGATAAGTTATTCCGACAGTTAACATACGCCTGCCGGAATAAGCAATGCGCCATGTACAACAAAGAAATCGGACAGGAAGAAATAGAAGTACCTTACGAAAAGGAAGGAGAAGACAATGAGAGCGGTAGTGAATCCTGACAACACAAGAACAATATACGGAGTTTCCACGGACAGCAAACCCACAACCACAGTTGACGGAATTTTTGATTTAGAGGTAGGTGATACCTTTTATGAATCCAACACAGGAGCCGTTTATATGTGGACAGGCTCAGCGTGGGTTGAACAGTAAGGGGGTGCATTTATGGATTTAGTAACATTGGCACTTGCCAAAAAGTATACGGCAGACACCGCAGAACAGTTTGGAGCGGTTAAGGGTGCAAACTGTACACTTTCCGTAACGGAAGTAACGGACGGTCATCAGAATACTTTTACATGGAAAAACGATGATGACGAAACCCAGACAACCTCTTACGTTGTTAAAGACGGTAAGGATGGCAAAGATGGTGTTGACGGTAGGGACGGAATCGACGGAACACCCGTTGAAGCAAACCCTACTTTGGCAGGCACCGAAACCGAGTTAAGTTCAATCGAGATTGGCTCAACCAAGTACAAGATTGGTACCGCAACAGACTATCCCGACTATGCAAAGACCGAAATGGAAGAAGTAGCGACTAAAATTGAAAACTACATTGCTTCCATTAACAACCCCATTATCATCGGATTCAACACTGACCAACATCTTTTTGCAGGTGATAACGATGATTCGGACAACAAACACGCAGTAACAATGGACACTGCTTACGGACTCCGTACATTGCGAGATTTGACTAAGAGATTCCCCTTCAATCTTGTTGTTCTTGGTGGTGATGCAGGTGACGGAGATACCATTTCCAAGACTCAGCAGGATGTCTTATTTGTAAGCGAACAGATGCAGGGAGCAAATTGCCCTTATGTTCATTTGGTGGGCAACCATGATGGTGGTCAGATTAACACCACAATTACCCGTGACCAAATTTTCAAATCTCATGTAACTCCTCCTTACCTTAACAAGACATTCACAATCATTGACAAAACAAGTGCTTACTTTGATGACCCCACCTGCAAGGTGAGATTTGCCTTTATTGATTCCTACACCAAGACAGGCATATGGACTCTTAACGATGTTAAACGTGTATTAACAGATGCCTATGATGGACTGCCTCTTGACTACAAGATGATTGTTATCAGCCACATTTATCTTAGCGGTGCTGTTGCTACAACATGGGGACAAACGGATGGTGCGGATTGTTCGGCTATTCTAAACAGAATAAGAAGCGTTTTGCTGTGTTGTATCAATGGACATACGCACAAGGACGAAAATGATGATGTTGACAGAATCACATTTATTGCTACCACCTGTGCAGCGGCAAATAACAACAATAGGGACGGAATTAATCCAAGACCGAAGGGAACAGCTAAAGCCACGGCATACGATGTATTTGTAATTGATACTGATAACGAGGTAATCCATGCATTAAGATATGGTGACGGACAGGACAGAACCATTTCCTATGCTCACGCGTATACTCCCGTCGAACCGCCCAGAGGAAATGTTCTTACTGGATTAACTTGGGAAGATGACATGAGAAACACCTCAAACGGTGGCACTACCGAAGCAAGTGGTTATTCTGTTTCAGACATTTTTGCGGTTAATTCCAATGACACAATCTACTTTGCTGACGGCTTGATTCCTATCGACCAATCCGCATGGGAACAGTACGATGACTTAGGCAGAAAAGTCAAAGACATGGAAGGTATTGATGCAACGGCATACGGATATGACTACAACAAGAGTTATTTGACCTTGGCATTTAAAGATTCAAGTGATGCTCATGTATCAGTTAAAGGTTTCTACGAAGAAAATAACTACAAAAAGACCACACCCACGGAAATTACGGCAGTAGCGTGGACAAACGCAGAGTATTATCCGAGCGGTTATTTGAAATCAATCGTAGTCGGAAGCCGTTCTGGATATGCGAACATTAAGGGTGCAAGGATCTGTATTCCTACATCCATGAAGGCAACCGCAGACATTCGTGTCAACGAACCATTCACATAAGAATAATGGGCGGTATGTAAAAGTACCGCCTATCTTTAAGGGAAAGGAGAACCCATGAGTACAAGAGATAACCTTTCCGACAACTTTATAAACGTTAGGTCTTACGGTGCGGTGGGCAATGGAACCACCGATGACACCGAAGCGGTTAAGAACGCGTTTAACGTAGCGGCTGTTACGGGAAAACCCCTTTACATTCCCAAAGGCGAATACCTTGTAGGATGGGGACAGATAGTAACAAACATTACCGCAAACGGCATAAGGATTCTTGGTGACGGAATGTTCAGTTCCATTATCAAGATGAAAACCGACCACAACAACGGTGCGTTTGGCAACGGTGTCATTTTAAAGAACTTAACAAACGCAAGCATTACCCCCGACGTATCAATTAGCAATATTAGTATTCGTTGGGACGGAAATGCAGAACTTTCGCAGACGGATTTGCAATCAAGATTACTTGGCATTTACGGCTATTTCGGCAAGGTATATGTCGATAATTGTTACTTCCATCTTAGCGGTGTAGAGGGGTTAATGCCACCCGATTGTTGCGTGTTTATACAGTTGGGCGCGGAAATCATTTCGTTTAAGGATTGTATATTTGAAAACTTCACCAACCGTCAAATTGGTGGCGGTCTTTGGATAATGCCCGATGGCGCACCCGATTCGAATGGAGTTATTACCCATTACGAAATTAAACAAATAATTGTTAAGAATAACGAGTTTAGAACATCTAATCAAGACGAAGCGTTAACGTTGTATCCAACATACTCAAACAACAATCCAAGTCATTGCTTGCGTGATGTGCTGATTGATGGAAACACATTCAGACATAAGAATTGGATTAACCCTAATGCGAATCCTCACAAGACACAGGGAATGTTGACGGTGTTTGTTTATAACAATTCAGCTCCCGTTGTTGAAGGTAATATTGTTATAAGCAACAACATACTTGAATCGGATTACGCCGACCAAGAATTAATAAGGGTAGTCGGATTTACGGGTGTTGATATTGTGGGAAACCACATTACTGTTAACAAGACAAGTCTTACCGACCCAAAAGACCAAGCATTAAGAGCGATATACTTTGGTAGAGATACAAAAGGAACAGTCAGAGATAACTACCTTGATTATTCAAAGATAACAACCTTTGAAGTTAAATTATCGATTCACCAAACCGCACAGGCATTGTGGAAAAACAACGTGATTATAACGGGTTATCACTTTGGTATTAGTCCAAGTGCAAGTTCGGTAGTAGCCTTTGAGGGAAATACGGTTTATCCGTTGAATAATTCAAAATTCATTATCCGCAAAAACAATGCAGACTCAAGATTGTTTGTTTACAACAACATTGTTTACGGAAACACGTTTCTTAATCATCTTTACGGTTCAAACTTTATCGTAAAGGGCAACCATTTTAATGCGGATACGGGAACCGATAACTCTTACTCCGTTCCAACAAAGAACAATTCAACGGGTTCACTTGATTATCAGATGAACGACGGAGTTATCCTTATGTTTATGGACACAAACGTATTAACTAAGATTCCTTCGTTTAAGTACACGGGCAAGAGAAGCGACCTTAAGTTCTTTGCAAATGGTGCTTGGGTGCAAGATTCTCCTTCGGTAAGAGCGTTGTTCTTTGATTCATGCGACATAACATACTTAGGATAACCCTATAACAGTCATAGTCGGTAGATTTGGGCGGTACAGAAACCTAAATGGTAAATGTACCGCCTATCTATTAAACGAGCGTACAGACGCTTATACGAGGTTGCGATATGAAAGCACCTATACCATTAATAGCATTTTTAGTTGATGTTTACATTTATTCAGAAGTCAAAAGGAAAATCATAAAAAGAGTTCTGTGTGATGGCATGAAACCTTGCGAACTTGAGGACGAGTTCGGTTATTCATCACGGCAAATAGAAAGATACGTCAAAGAAGGACGAGATATGTTAGCCGAAAGAATGTCGGTCTAATGTCGGAGTTCTGTCGGTGATTCCTAATTGATTGAGTGTTACGCTTAAATCAAGAAAGGGGAACCGGCATGAGCTTCATTATGAAAAACCCAAACCCACATGGTTTAAGAGTTGGTGATTGTGCAATAAGGGCAATCTCCATAGCACTTGATAAACCTTGGAATGATGTTTACTCCGAGGTTGCAATGGAAGGTTTAATGCTTTCCGATATGCCTTCGTCAAACAGAGTGTGGGGCAAATACTTAGAAGAAAAGGGATTTAAACTTAATATTGTTCCTGATAGTTGTCCTGATTGCTATTCTGTTTCGGATTTTGCTAAAGACTATCCCAGGGGAACCTATGTGTTAGGTTTAGGACATCACACCGTTTGCGTAAAAGATGGTTCTTATTATGACACATGGGATTCTGGTGGAGAAACAGTCAAGTATTATTGGCAGAAGGGAGAAGACAATGTTTAACTTTCAGACAATGAACAACATGATTTCGATGATGAATCAGTACAAACAGAATCCCGTTCAATTACTGTCACAACGGTTTAAGTTTCCGAGTGACTTACAAGATCCTGAGAAAATTATTCAGCACTTGCTTGACACCAATCAGGTAACGCAAGCGCAGATTGATACCATAAAAGCCTACAAGGACAATCCGATGTTTAAACAGTTTTTTAAATGATATTAAAGTCGGTGCGCAAGGCTTTGATATATACGGACCATCAATGGTGGTGGTTCCTAACCTTTATAGTTTAAAAGGAGAATAATATGGCACTTACAGATGAAGGTGGCATGGTAATGCCCGTAGCACCCACAGGCGGTGGTTTCGGTGGTTTCGGCGGTGGCGATTCTTGGGCGTGGATTATTTTGTTATTCCTCTTTGCTGGTGGCGGTTTTGGTAACGGCTTCGGTGGTGGAAATAACATTTATCCTTGGATGAATCAGGCTGACATTACCACAAATGGATTCCAGAACGCGGCTATTAATTCCGCAGTAACAGGAGTTCAGAACAGTATTACAAGTGGTTTTGGCGATTTACAGACCGCGCTTTGCGGTGGCTTTGCCGGAGTAAACGCTTCAATCACAAACGCATCCATTAATGCGACGCAGAACACAAACGCAATTCAGTCTCAGTTAGCTCAGTGTTGTTGCGATAACAAAACCGCTACATTACAGACTCAGGCTATCGTGCAGAGTGAAGGCGCGGCTACAAGACTTGCAATTCAGAATCAGACTCAGGCAATCCTCGACAAGATGTGTCAGCAGGAAATCGATGCGCTTAAGGCTCGCAACGCTGAGTTACAGAATCAGGTACTTGTTCAGAATCTTGCCGCATCACAGACCGCGCAGACAGCACAGTTGATTGCAGACAATACGGCACAGACACAGTACATTGTCAACCGAGTTGCTCCTTACCCGATTCCCGCTTACACCGTAGCAAATCCCGTTACACCCGCAACTTTAATCTAAAGGGGGTACGGATATGCACAAGATGGAAGAACTTAGGGAAAAGCTTGTTAAAGAACTTGAAGAACTTTCAAGCAAAGGCGAAATGTCGATGGGTAGCCTTGATGCAATCGACAAACTTACTCATTCTATCAAATCTATTGATACGATTCTTGCCATGAGCGGTTATTCGGGCGATGAATACGCTTACGACTACAATCGTGGCAGAAGTTACAAACGTGATTCAATGGGTAGATACGCAAGGGACAACTACTCAAGAGCAAGGTCTTATGACGGTTATAGCCGTGACGATGCAAAAAGGGAAATTTCCGAAACCCTTAAAGAACTTTCGAGAACCGCTAAAGACGGTGAATCTAAACGCATGATTGAAGAATGGATGCGTGAAATCGAAAACTAAATATCGGTAGTTAAAAGCACTTACTTCGGTAGGTGCTTTTTTCATACATAAAATTCGCGATGGGCCGCGTAAAAACCCAGAAAGGAAATCGAATATGAAGTACAACTTACAGTTTTTTGCTGATGAAAATGTCAGCACAGGCGCAGAAGTGTCTGCCCCCGCCGAGCAGACAGGAACGGTGAGTGAGAATGTCACGACCGAAGCAACCGAGGGTTCTGCTACGCCCGAAGGAGCGAATCCTTCAACCCCTGAAGCACCGGCCCCTGACATGAACGCTATCTTTGCAAACGCAAGGCGTAGAGCAGAAGCCGAGTTCAAACAGAAACAGGCCGCGCGTGATGCCGAGTACGCAAGAAGGTTTGGTAACTTTACCAATCCCGAAACCGGCAAGCCTATTCAGTCTGAAGCCGACTACCTTGAAGCCTTAGATGCACAGGAGCGTGTAAAGGCGAAAGCCGAATTGGAGAGCAAAGGTATTGATTACGGCATGATTGACCGCATGATAAACAACTCTCCTCAGATGCGTGAAGCACAGCAAGTGATTCAGGAAATGAAAGCACAGAAGGTTGAACAGGCCATTCAGAATGACTTGGCTGAACTCAACAAGATGGATGCTTCCATTACTTCACTTGAAACTGTTCCCGCTGACGTTATCGAACTTGCAACGAAGAATGGTTTTTCACTTGTGAACGCCTACAAGATTGCAAACTTCGGCAAGGTAAGCGCACAGCAGACTTCCGCAATACAGCAGAGAACCATCAATCAGATTAGCGGTAAAGCACATTTAGCACCCGTCAACGGTGTTGTGCAGAACTCTAACGAGGTTGAGATTCCCGCAGACCAACTTGCTTCTTGGAAGGAATGGTATCCGAACCTTTCGGCTTCCGAACTTCGCAAGAAGTACAACAGAGTTTTAAACGCACATTAATCAAAAAGGAGATTTTATTATGTTTGCTTACAGAAAATCATCTAACGTTGGCAACGCACCTGAAATCATTCAGGTTCCTGCTAATAATGGCACTACTTACACTATCGGACAGGCACTTTTCCTTTCAAGTGGAAAGGCTTCCGCTTGCACAGGCACAAACGTTCCTGAATACATCAGTGCAGAAGCTAAGACCGCTGTTACCGGCGATACTCTTTCTTGCTACCTCGTAGAGAAGAACCAGGAGTACGAAACCGAACTGACAGGTAGCGGTTCTCTTACTGTTGGTGCAAAGGTTACCACAGACGCAACAGGCAACAAGGTTACCACAACCACAACCAATGGTGTTGCAGAAGTTGTTAAGGCTTTTGGAACCACTTCTGGCTCAAAGGTATATGTAAGATTCTAATTCACTAAGCAAAGGAGATTAAAACTATGGCTATTATTTTCAGCGAAAATTCAGGAATTAACGACGTCCTCTTTAAAGACGTTGACCTTAGAATCAAGTCTTGGTTACTTGATTACGACACCGAGAAGAACAACTATGACGAAACCCTTAACGCTATGTACAACGTTGGTAAGTCAAGTCAGTTCGGTGAGAAACTTGGTTCCGTTACCGAGTTTGGCGATTTCGAAATCGTTCCCGAAGGTGGAAACGCTATTCAGGATGATATTCAGGCTGGTTTCGACAAGCTCATCATCCATGAACAGGCTTTAAAGAAATTCACCGTAACCGCTAACATGGTTGAAGACAAGAAGATTGAAGACATGAAGATGAAGGCTGAAGGCTTTATGCGTTCCTACAAGAGAAGCCGTCTTGCACTTGGTACTGCACTTCTTACCGGCGCAACTCAGACTTCCGTAACATGGGGCGGCAAGGCTTTCGATACCACCTCTAACGATGGTGTTGCTCTTTTCTCAACCGCACACCCTGGCAAGAAAGCAGGCGTAGCTAATCAGACCAACCTTTTCCAGGATGCTTTCGGTTCTGACGACAGCGTTCTTTACGCACTTGCTAACCACGGTAAAAACCTCATGAACCAGAGCGGTATGCCTATGGGTTATGAGTTCGATACCATTATCCTTCCTTCCGATGCTCCCGCACTCGAAAGACTTGTTCGCAAGATTATCGCTTCCGACCATCAGGTTGGTAACGACTACAACGATGTGAACGTTTCTAAGGGCAAGTGGAAACTTGTGGTAGATCCTCTTTGGACAACCGCAGGCGTTTCCAAGAAGCCTTACATCATCACTTCTTCTCAGGCTAACAAGGAACTTCGCGGTGCTATGTTCTATGACAGAACACCTCTTACCGTTAGAGATTGGGTTGACAACGACAACTACAACCTCAACTTCTCTGGTAGATTCCGCGCAGGCGCAGGCTTCAATGATTGGAGATTCGCAATCATGGGCGGTGCTGCAAGTGGTTCAAGCATCTAATAATTTGTCTGCATGAAGTCCTCCCGCCCCTGAGTACGCTCCAACGGAAAAGGGGTGGGGACTTTTGCTTAAGGAGGATTATATGGCACCTAAAGGTTTAAAAATCGGAGATACATTCGATGAAGTGGATTGTTGCGGTGTTTTCAGAAACAGAGTTATCGGCTTTGATGACCAGGGCCGTTACATCGCAGAGTTTGTATGTAAAGTAGAACCTAACGTTATTCCCGTTAAAGAAGTAATCGAGGAAGAACTTCCTTTTACAATTCCCGATGACGAGTTAGTTGAAGAACAGCCGGTTGTTGAGGAAGTAAAGGAAAAGAAAACGGCCCCTAAAAAGACCACAACAAAGAAAAAGACCACAGCAAAGAAGACCTCTAAAAAGTAGGAGATAAGAAATGGCAACTTGGTTTGATATAAAATTTCGCACCATGAATAAGATATATGCATCAAAGGGTAACGATATTCCCAATGATTCATCGTCTGTTGATTACATAGCGGCTATGCCTGGTGCGTGTAACGAAGCGTTACAGTTGCTTGCTACGGCGGGCAAATTCATTATTAAGTCCATACAGATAGCACATAATCCTGTTAAGAACCTAATTGCTGACGGCAAAAGAATCCTCTCGTCAGAAGGCGGTACATTAACGATTCAGGCCACAAATGCAAAGTCTTTGTATGCGGAAGTGCTTGGAAACGTAACAATGACAATATCGGTTGACGGCTTTGTAGTATCAAGCGAAAGTATATCAAGCAAGTCGCATTATTCTCCCGTAAGAAGACTTATTACTAATCCAGATAACAAAAACGTAGAAGTAAGTTTCACATCCGACTACCCTTTAGCAATTAAGAATTATGCCTTGTATGGTGCAACTTTTGAATCTGCTGACGATGTTCAGAGTTTCGCGGAAGTATGCAAGTACGATTTAAAACAGATGGCTGATTCGTTCTATATGCTTTCTCAGGACGGAGTTATCTTTGAAGGAAGTCAGGGTATTTCCCGTTATGAATTGACTTCAGACTACTACGAAGAAGGTGGAAGCATATTAGTCCTTGATAGAGATAAGCCTGGCAACTACACGATTTACTACCGCGCTTATCCGCAGACTATTACGGCAAGCACACCTGATGACTATGTTCTCGAACTTGACCCTGAAGTTGATGCGTTGGTTCCTTTGTACATGGCATCACAGTTATACAAAGAAGACGATAACGCATTAGCTACTACTTACCGCAACGAGTTCGAAGCAGGCTTTGAACGGTTAAAAGATGCCAAGAAGGAAACATCAAGCGAAAAGTTTTCAAGTGAAAGTGGGTGGATTTAATGGCTGTTCAATTCAAAGTTCCTAAATCTGTTCCGCGATCGACAGCCGTTATTGACGAATTTCTTGGAGTTGACTTCACTAATTCGTCTGCCGCTATCGATATTCGTAGAACCGCAAATGGACAGAATATGATTCGTTCCGTCCCTGGTAAGGTCCGTAAGTCATTAGGATGGACAACTCAAAAGACATACAAGATTGATGATGTAGGACAGAAGATAAACGGTTGTCACTTCCTTAGAGGTGAAAGCACTTATCTCATTCATGCCGGAACAAAACTCTATAA